GGTATGTTTGCATTTAAATAAGCCATTAGTCGTAAATATCTCCCCAAGTGTTTCCAGATTCATAGTCAACCTTATTAGGTACTGCAAGTGTAACAGCATTTTCCATGATCTCAATTATTTTTTTAGCGTGTTCTGGTGACTCAACAGATATGTCAAGTTCATCATGAATTTGAATATGTGCTAAGATCCCTTCTTTGTAAAGATCTAACATACATTTTTTTGTCATGTCTGCAGCAGACCCTTGTATTAATTTGTTTAATGCTTTGTAGGTGTATGCTCTTTTAATCCCTGGTCCATGTTCCCTTAATGCATCTTCATGAGACATAGCTTTATGCATACCAAAACTGTTTGGTTCCCATAGAGGAAACCTACATAGTCTACCAAGTAAAGTTCTTATCTGACCTCGCTCTTGAGATCTGTTAGAAGCACTATTCATTAACTGTTTAACAAAAGGTACTTTTGCATGATACTGATCAAACAATTCTTTAGCACGAACTGAAGTCACACCAAGTTCTGCTTGTAATTTTGTTTTACCCATACCATAAAACAATCCTAAGTTAATTGTCTTAGCTTGTGATCTAGGTATCTTTGCCATCTCTGCTACTGTCTTATGAAAATCTGTACTTAAATCTTCTTGATAAGCATCGACTACATCGTAAACAGAAGGAAATTGATGTAAAGCTGCATAATGCACTACCAACCTAGGTTCTTGTTGAGAATAGTCAAAACAACCCCATGTATGGTCCTTCTCGGGTATAAATAAAGACCTTATCATAGGACCCAGATCTTTGTTTCTAGCCGGAAGTTGTTGTAAATTTGGATTAGAATAACTAAACCTACCAGTAACTGTACCACCTTGGTCGGATCTTATTTGATTTATATCTGCGTGTATTCTACCTTTGTGTTCATATCTTATAATTGTATCAATAAATGTTGTGTGTGCTTTATTGATCTCTCTTGCTTGTGCAATTTTTTTTACTAATGGATGTTTGTGTTCTTGTAAAAAGTTTTTTGTAAAACTTGGCGCTTGAGTTTTTTCTGTGCGTTCGTAATCTAATTTTAATTTATCAAATATTTTAGCAATGTTTCTTGCAGCCCATATCTGAGGTTGTACTCCTGTTTCTTTTTCAATTTCTAATAACAACTGTTCTTCCTTTGTTGCTAAATGAATCTTGGTTTGATTCGCTTTTTCAACGTCAACGCGAACTCCTTTAAATTTCATATCGACTAAACATGGAAACAAATCTGTTTCTAAATTAAATATATCTTCTATGTCTTGTTGAACTATTTCTCTTTTAAAAACTTGCCACAACTCCAATGTAAGCTGTGCATCTTTTTCTGCATACAATCCTACTTCTAATGCAGGCAGTTGCCACATGTCTGCTTTAGGATCTAACCCTCTTGACTTTGCAGCTTCGTTTAATGCAGTTTCATTTTTACCATGTCCCAAATATTCCCAAGACAATGCATTTAAAGAATATTGAAATCTATTCTCATCTACCAGTGATGCAGCAATCATTGTATCTACGATTAAACCATTGATTTTTATACCTAAATTACGTATCCAACATACATCATACATTGCATTATGAAATATTTTTGTAGACTGTGTTGACATCGTATCTGCAAACCATTTTAAAACTCTTTTACGTTCCATGTTAGGCCCTGAGCCGTGAGCAATAGGAAAATAAAAAGCTTTGCCTGGTACAGCAACAGCAATACCTATGACTTCACCTTCACCAATAACAGCACCAGATCCTTTTGTTTTTAAATTAGGATCTCTTGTTTCTAAGTCGACAGCTATCTCATCAACCTGTCTTAGATCAGGAAATTCTTTTGGCTCGACCCATTCTTTTTGAGTTTCAAATTTGGGTATTATCATTTAATTCCTTTTTGTTATTGTAATAAATCATTCCAGGCTTTTCATACATAAGCAAACGTTTCTTCATTACTTGGTTTTCTCGATAAAGTTTATCTACTTTGTTATTTAAAGTTTCTATTTTTAATCTTAAATTTAAAAATAAATTCATTTTTTTTTATTAGTGTCTTTCATTTTTTTAATTTCTAAATCACAATAGTGTTTTATTTTTTCTAGATCTTGTATACCACCTTTATACGGATAACGCATTACATATTTTATTATGTTACCTTGAAAAAAAGTAAGTTCATTTTTTGAAATAAATTCATAAGGTTGAATGTGGTAGTGTTGATAGTGAGATCCACCTATTTGTTTATCTTGCGGAAATGCATCTTTAAAGATATCTTTGTTTGTCATAAGTTGTAACCATTCCTTTCTTTTTTTGATTTTAATATATACAGGTTTTGTGCTGATCTGGTTACACCAACATACCAAACCCGGTGTTCTTCGTCTTGCTTTTCTATACTACTTGCTATAGAATCTCTTATTTTTTTAGCATTATCTAACACTAAAACTACGTTGTCACATTCACCACCTTTGGCTGCATGAATTGTAGACACTTGAATTCTTGGTTCCTTAGATAATTTTTCATCCATAGTCAGCATATTTCTAATATAGAAACATTCTGCTTGATCTGCATTAGTAAATACTTCATACCAAGGCAAACCTTTTTTAAAATTTAAATCTTCCATCTTAATATCTTGTCCTAAGTTTTCATTAAACTCTACATTAAGATAATCAAATATATCTTTACAATCTGCCCTGTTAATACTTTCTCCTTTTGTAAGTCTTGTCCAGTTTAGAATAGTTCTAAACAACTTAGTATCAAAACTTTTACCAAACCTGTAATGATTGTAGTATAAATTAGATTCTTTTAATTTTTTACATATCTCTCCAACTCTATACGTTGTCCTAGCTAAAATTAACCATTGTCCTTGTTGCAAGTTTAAATTATCTAAAGAGTAAATAGATTCTGTATAACCCTCTACAATTTTTTTAGTTTCTTTATTTATTTTTGGATGATATATTTTTTCTTTTCTAAGGCCTTGTATTCTATTTATAATAACACTAGACATTTCTTGAACTACCTTTGGTATTCTTTCTGATTGATCTAAAATAGTTTCTTCTGCAGGTTCTGTAATAAATCTATTTACATCTGCACCAGCCCAAGCAAAGATAGCTTGGTCATCATCACCTGCTAGATACATATCTTCAGTACATTCTTTTAAAGCATCGTACATCTGCCATTGAACTGGAGCTAGATCCTGAGCTTCATCAATAAAAATAGCTTTAAACTTTGGAATAATCAATTTTTCCTTGTTTTTAGCCACTAATTTAGTAATCATATCGGTATAATCTACGAGGTTACTACCTGTTTTAAAGTCCATAAAATACTTATAGATGTGTTGCAAGATAGGAAAATCTATCTCACGACTCCATTCATTGGTATTAAACTCTTCCTCAATAGAAATGTCTTTGACTCTAGCCTTGTTTATTAATTTAAAATATTCATTGTCACAATCTAGGTAACAAATTTCATCACTCTCAGTAAAATAATTTACTCTAATACTTAGATCTGTACCGATCTGCTCATAATGTTCTGGTTGCATCACACCATCTTCACTTAATCCTAAAGTGTGAAAAGCAAATGAATGTAAGGTTTGAAAATATTTTAAATCTTTTTTTTCTAAATGAGGATTATCTTTTAACATCCTACCCTGTGCTTCACCTGCAGCTTTTTTTGTAAATGCAAAGTAACCTATTTGATTTAAAGGAACTCCTTGTTTAATATATGAGTCTACAAATTTTAATAGTGTCCTTGTCTTACCTGTACCTGGTGGACCCAGTATTTTTTTAATCATTAAAATATATCTTTCTTGTTTTTAAATGGTATCTTTTCTGTTACAATCTCGCCTTCTTTATAATTACCTAAAGCAATCTCTACTACTTCTACAGGAGGATGATTAGTTTCTTCTCCATCTTTTTTAGGAAATCTTTTATTAACAGCAAACTTAGCATTAAACAAACGCATCATCATCTCGCCTGTCTTAGATTTATTCTCTTTCCATTCTTTGTTTCGTAAACTATCAAAAAAACTTTTGTATTTAAAGTACATCATGTCTTCTTCTACAAGAGTTGCACCTGTTCTAAACGATGCGTAGTTTGTAGCTTGTGGACCATTAACGTATTCTCTTAGATACTCTTCTAATAATTCTTCTGGTGTTGTTCCTTTAGGTGGTGTCGTTGTTTCTTTAGGCGGAAACAATGTATCCATAACTTCTTGGAACTGATCACCTTTTATTTTAGGTGGAATAAAACCTGCAGCATTACCAATGATACCTCTAATCTCATCTTGATTTATTATTTGTTTAATGTTTTTTGCTCTGACTTGTCTAGTAGTTTCTCCATCTGGTAGTACTACATTAAAAGTATATTCTGGTTCTGGATATGCAATCTTAACTAATCCAGATAAAACAGGGTAGTGTGTTTTCTTATCTGACATATAACCAAAGGCTCTCTTTCTACATTCAGCTTTCATACATACACTATGTATAGGATCTTCATTGCAAGTGTGACCTTTGTTAGTACCTTTTTTCCATGCTCTGATTTTCTCTTCTACTTTTTTATCTCCCCACTCATTGTCATAAATAAAATTATTTCTAGCAAACTCCAATAGTTTTTTCTCCCAACTATCTGAATATTTCTTTTTAGCAAAGACCATATAGTTATATAAGACTCTGTCTCTGCCATCTTTTAATTTGTTTTGTGTCAATAACTGCAAACAAGGAGGACCGTCGACTAAATCTTCAGCACCTCCCTGCAGCAGATTTTTCACATGGGCTAGTGAAAACTCTTCTAATTGTTGTTTTGTAAATCTATTTGCATTTACAACTTTTATAAATTCTTCGTATGAAAATTCTGTGCCATCTAAATTCAATGCAACTCTTTCTTTTTTATTGAAATATGGAATGTTTATAAACTGTCCATCAATAGGTTTACCTTCTGAGTCTAAACCTAGTTCTGTTTGTTTAGGATATATTTCTATCCCTGGTTTAAGATCTAAACTATATAATAAATTTTCTAAACACTCTCTTGCAAAAGTAGCTTTAACTTTTTCTGCAAAAAACATATAGATGTGTAATCCACCACTTTTAGATTTAACTGGTACTACAGGTAATTTATGTTTAGCAATAGCTTCTAAATACTTTTGATAGGGAAAATTTGTATAGCTGTGTTCTTTGTCATCAATGTCAATTGCTCCAAAGCTAACCATACCTTCATCATCACAAGGTTGAATACCAATTGAAGTAGTACCATTTAAATGATTAATATAATCTTGATCTGTAATTTCTTTTTTGGCCCAAGTGTAAACTGTCTTGAGTTTACCTTCGTTGTTATGTTTGCTACTACCTATGTCTTTGATGTAGCCATAATTTCTTTCTAATCCGTTAAATATCTTTATAAAATCTTTTTCCATTGTAACCCATGTTTGTGTAAGTGGGGGCAATTTCTTGCCCCCACCAGAAAATTAAAAGTGTGCGCTAGTTTTTTCTGTAGTCGAAGCTGCGGTATCCCCATGCTTGACTTGAACGTCTCCTTTAGAGACACTTTCAGAAAAAGATTTAGCTTGGTTGTATACTGCTGCATCAGCAATAGGTCCAACCTTACTTATTTCCCAACCAAACCACGTACCTTTATCGTTCGATTGTTGAACAGTTTTTAGCTTGTATACATGACTAAAAGAAGCTGGAGTGTATAGTTTTCCATTTGCTCCTTTAAGATTTATACTAGCCATCATACTATTCCACTTTCTACTAATCTTTAATTGCGTTGATTTCATGGCAATTAAAGCAGTCGATGGGCTTGCACCATTTACTATTACAAAATGGCTTGCAGTTCTCTCGATGTAATTACCGTTAGGTAATCTATCTTTGAACCCTGCATCTCTTGTAGTTTGAGACATGATATCGCTAGAAGAAGAGTGTATATTCACTGGTGCTCCAGCGCCTTCTCCTCTATCTTGCCACTCTATGTATTCTAACTTATAGTGACATGGAACGACATCCACTCCGGTTACTCCATCAAACAATTCTCCTGTAACAGAGTTGTAAATCATGCCAGGTTCTGCACCTTCAACATACTTACCATCTCTCTTATTTACCTCTGGAGATAATTGTCCTAGGATCTTAAGAAAAGGTAGGGCTAGATCATCATGACCTATATTACCCAATCCTTTATCTGCGTCAGCCTCAAAGAGGCTAGTAGACAATGCACCTGCAGCAGCTTTTTCAGCTACCGCAGACTTTTTAGTTGCGCCGTTGTCCGTGTTTCGTTTTTCATTACTCATGTTTATTTCCTCGTTATTTTGGTTCGGCTTCCTGCGAACACGTTAAATAGATCCGTGGGCATATCTTTTCCAGACTCGATACGCTCACGAACCAATGCTTTTAGGGTCATAGGTTCAACCTTTAATTTCTGGACAGGTTGATAACCTTTACCTTGCGCAAGGACAGCGTATTCCACTGCCTTGTTATCTTCGTTACGACCAAAGGAAACAGTAACCTCATTTTTAATAAGGTCACCCAAGCCGTTGTTTCGAAGCCAGTTAAATGCTTCTTCTTTTTTATCTGCTGTGATAGAAGCACCGTAGATAGGTTTCACTTCAACTGCGGAACCATCTGCTAATTTTAATGTTGATATGTTCATTTCCTGCATCATCGTAGGAATAACTTCACCAGAAATTAATTCTATATTCTTTTTTAATTTCTTAAGTTCGTCCTCTCTTGATGTCAACTCATCTTCTAAATTTTTTAATTTAGAAACTTGAGCAGATAACAAATGAGCATCATCTGTTTTGTTTATATCTTCTTGTTTGTCTTGTTCAAAATTAATTGACATATTGTTTTACCTTTTTACCTTTCATAATATCCTATATAATGCGTAATTTTTATTTGTCAAACATTATTTCTCCTCTTTCATATAAATCTATTTCAATAGGGTAATAAGTTTTTTCCTGTCTGTCCCATTTAAGTATATTATATCTACCATTTGTAAGGTCTGCGACAATTGAGCACGCCACTCCAATTATGGCAGGATCTCCTGTTAATAACAAATAATCATTGGAAGTATAATTTTTTAAAAGTTTTCTTAGTTTAAACACTAAGGGACCTGGTGACAGAATAATTTGAGAAAATTCAGGCAACAATGTGACAATATCGCCATATTTTGACGCACCCATAATATTAAATTTAGGTTCGCCTTTACTTGTTCCTGGTAGTTCTTGAATAACGTAAACTTTATTTTCCATAACTTTCTATTTGACTTTCCTATATCATTAGAATACAAAAGTCAACAGAAAGAAGAATTATAATTATGAACTATAAATTTAAAACTAAGCCTTACGCACATCAATTAACTGCGTTAGAAAAATCTTGGGACAAAGAATGCTATGCTTATTTTATGGAAATGGGTACTGGTAAATCAAAAGTATTAATAGACAACATTGCTATGTTGTATGACAAAGGTAAAATAAATGGTGCTTTAATTGTAGCACCCAAAGGTGTAATTGGTACTTGGCATGCTAATGAATTACCTACACACTTGCCAACACACATTGATCATAACACAGTTCTTTGGCAAGCAAATATTACTAAGACTCAACAAACAAAACTAGATACCTTATTTGAAACAGGTGAAAACTTACACGTTCTTATTATGAATGTAGAATCTTTTAGTACTGACAAAGGTCTTAAATTTGCAGCTAAATTTCTAAGTTGTCATAGGACCCTAATGGCTATTGATGAATCTACTACTATTAAAAACCCAGAAGCTAAACGAACTAAAGCTATTGTTGCTTTAGGAAGAGAGGCAAAATTTAGACGTATTCTTACAGGATCTCCTGTAACAAAATCACCATTAGATCTTTACAAACAATGTGAATTTTTAGGTGATGAACTATTAGATTTTAGTTCTTACTACGCATTTAGAACTAGATATGCAATTATGAAATCTGCCAACTTTGGTGGCAGGTCTGTACAAATTGTAGTGGGTTATAAAAACCTTGGTGAACTGTCCGACAAACTAGAAAAATTTTCATACCGTGTGTTGAAAGAAGATTGTTTAGATCTTCCTGACTATACTTTTATGAAAAGAATTGTTCAACTAACTCCAGAGCAAAGAAAAGTTTATGATCAAATGAAACGAATTGCTTTGGCTTCTATGGATAACAAAATGATGACTACTTCAACTGTGTTAGTACAGTTGATGCGACTTCATCAAATTACTTGTGGTCATTTTACTGCAGATGATGGCACTGTTAAATTTATTAAGAACGAAAGAATTACAGCATTGATGGATATCCTTAAAGAAGTAGAAAACAAAGCTGTGATTTGGGCCCATTGGCGACATGATATTAAATCTATTATTGAAGCTGTTGAAAAAGAGTATGGTAAAGACTCTTATGTTACTTACTATGGAGATACACCTCAAGAAGATAGACAAGATAATATTAAAAAAATGCAAGATCCCAATAGTCCTGTTAGATTTTTAATTGGTACTACTGCAACAGGTGGTTATGGTATTACACTTACTGAAGCCAACACTATGATTTATTATTCTAATGGTTATGACCTTGAGAAAAGAACTCAAAGTGAAGCTAGAATAAACAGAGCAGGTCAAAAAAGAAAAATGACTTACATAGATATCCTTGCAGAAGATACTGTTGATGCAAAGATTGTAAAAGCTTTAAGAAAGAAAATGAATATAGCTAATGAAATTATGGCAGAGGATTTTAAAGAATGGATTTAATAATATTAAATGATGGCTTGTATCAACTGATACCTGTAACAAAACAAATAATGGAAGGTATAGCCATAACAGCAGAAGTAGATTGTTTTGCTTTGTGTGATATTTTAAGACTTAAATTATCTGGCTATGCTGATACTTTAAACTTGCATATAATGAAAGATGGCTCTGGTTATTTTATGGGCTGCATGTGTAATTAAATATCCTGGAGCCCTGTTTCACGATTAAGAAATTTGTATTCTATTTTCTGTATATTAAAATCTTCTTTTATTTTTTTACATATAGCTTCTACATCTAAATTACCGCAACTATAAACATCAAATTGCATTAACGCTGGATTAATCTCATCCCAAATATGCATTGCTATGTGTGATGTTTCAATAATTGCAACTGCAGTAATGCCTCTGTTACCTTCCATATGACAATACTTAACATAAGGACCCATAAATATTTTCATATTAATGGACTCTACAAATTCTTTCATCCATTCTATTAATTGTTCTTCGTCGGTTGGTGGAGTTACAGCTTCAGCGCGCACAATTAAGTGCTTGTGTACCAGTAAACTGTTTTTCATTGTAATGCTAAAGCAAAGATAACATAAGCCATACCACTGATTAAAGCGCCGACTGATACTAATAGAATACTTTCTACTCTATTAATTTGATGTTCTAATTTTAAAATTTTATCGTGAGTTTGTTTTTGCATTATTCTACAAAGTTTTTCGTGAGAATCTATTCTCTCTATTGCTGTATTTTTAGTAGCCATATGTGTTTATAATTCCTCCATTTGCCATTTGAGGTAATGGAAAGTATGTGTTAGCAAATTCTTCTATATTCATTCCTGTGCCTTCCTCTGCACCTGACTCTATAAACATTTTAGTTACCATAACCCGATAGTTTGTATCACCACCAAGTTCAAAGTTTACTCTTCCGCCTCTTGCAAACCCAAAATCAGACCCATAACCATAATCAGATTCTTGTTGATTAGTTGGTCCCGTGTCGCCTTGAAAATTATTATCGCTACTACGTATAGTACCTGCATTACTTATATCTATACCTTGTCCAGCTCCGCCACCATCACCACCATTATTATTTTTATTATTGCTAGTATCTACATAACTATTTTCATTGGCATCTACACTAGTATCTCCAATAGTTGAATAGTCAAAACTAGGTGTAGTATTTTTTTTAAAAGGATTACCTATATTAGAAATAGTATCTTTCCAATTTTGTGGAATACCTTCTGTAAAAGTTCCTTTAATAGAACCAGGTTTAAAGCCACCTGTTTCGTTTAGATCAAATTTATCTCCAAAACCTAACGCCTCTAGTGCGTAAGCAAACGCAGGTTTAATATTTAAACCTAAATGATTAATATTTTTACCATCAATGGTTTGATAAAGTCCTGAAGTTGCATTTTTATATCCTGTAACTTCTGTTGGTACAAAGTCATATGCACCAACACCTCCTGTTTCAGTCCAAACATCTTTAGTAAAAGTTTTTTCTGTGTCTTTTAATAAGTTTCCAAACTTTCCAAAATCTCCTTGTGGTCCATCTCCGCCACCTTGTTGATATTGTTGTGGAACTATTACTTTTTTATTAGATATAGATTCAATACCTTCGCCTGTTTCAGCGCCTTTGTTTTTATAGTATTGATATAATTCGTAAAATGTCATTATGTTCTAAACGTTGTGTTACCAAATAAGGCCTCTTCTTTTTGAGCAGAGGACATTTTATTATATGGTATTCTATATAAAGATGCAATATTTGTTGAGTTATTTTGAGCTAATATAGGAAGTATTTGAGCTTGTCCTGCAGCCATTACATTTGTTGCAGGTAACGTAGCTTTTACTTGTTCAACTGGAGCCACTATGTTTGGAGCTACAGATGTGTCTACTACTTCTCTAGATTCCTCTACTCCTGGTGATAAAAGCTCATCTATAAATTGTTCTAATTCTTCTATAGATCTTCCTAATTCAAATTTTCTTAAATCTTTTTGACTGTCTTTAAAAATATCCATTACAATTTCGTTTTGATCTTTAATTTCGTCAGCTTTAAAAGGATCTTCATCTTCTAATCTTTTTGCTAATTGTTCAAAAGCTTCAATACTATAAGTCGGAGATTTAAACTCACCTCTCATTAAAGTTCTTGATTCAGTTTTAGTTAATCTGTTTTCTAAAATTTTTCTCAATTCTCTTGAACTAATACCTAATTCTTCTGCTGCATTTAATGTGTTAAACATTTGAGTTTGATTGGCATAGTTTTCTAATACATATTGTTTCCATGCAGCAATTTTATTTTCAGGTGAAGTTCTTGCTGAGTATGCTGTTTTAGCAAATTTACTTCTAATCAATCCTTTATCTTTTCCGTAAGAAGTTAATATAAAAGGCATACTAGATAGAGGTTTAGCATCTTCTAATCTAACCCCTGACATCAAAGCTGCTATTTCAGCTGCACCATCTCTTTGAGTTCCGTAATCTGTAAATTTTCCAGTTGCACCTTCCCATACACGTTGAGCACTAGTAACTGCTCCAGGTGTTAAACCACCAAAAATATGATTAATAGATTTTGCTAATTTAACATCAGGTGAGTCTTGTTCAAAATAAATTACTTTACCTGTTCTTGTTTTACCATTTCTACCCACAGGTAAAACATCTGTAACTCTTTCTGTACCAATTGATTCTGTAACAAATGGAGTAATAAATTCTGCAATAGCACCTTTTCTTTTTTGACCATCTCCACCAATTAGTTCACCAAATAAAGCATTGTATATAATCTCATTAGCAGTAGATTTATTTAAACTACCATCAGAGAAAGCACCTATCACAGCATTAACCGGAGCAACTAAAGTATCGTATGGATTTGAATATGAAAAATTATAATATTTAAAATTACCGTTTTCATCTGGAGAAGACATTGGTATTAACGTAGAATTTCTTTGATACGTCGGAGCAAAGTAAGTTTGAAAAGCTTCCATAGTTGCATCATCTACTCCCGTTACATATTGAGCTCCCTTTTTAACAGTATATCCAACACCACCAAGAACAGTCGAAAGACCTACCAATCTTCTCATTCCCATTTGTCTTATGTAAGGATTATTACTAGTCAACTCTCTGGTACCAAGTGAAAATATATTTGATGAAGTTCTTAAAATTTCTGCAGGGAAAGCTATAAAGTTTCCTAAAGGTAAGTTTCTAATATTTTCAATTAATTTTGGAACCTTACTATAGGTAGGAATTGTATTGGTAACTAAATACGCAGAAGCTTCTTCTAATGCTTCCAAAGGAGTTTTAGCAGCACCTGTGAAAGTATTAATTTTTTCAAATCTACTACCTGTAACTGTTGTAAACCAATCATCTATGTTTCTAAAAAAAGCAGCTTGAGCAGCATCTTTTTTACTACCTGCAGGCATCTTCATTAAGGCAGTTGCATCCATAGCACCGTTTCTAGAAAAAGCAGTTCCTAACGCACCTTGATAAAAATTATCTGAATAAATTTTCCAGTAGTTATCAGCACCTTGATATACATCAGTTAGTTTTTTCATAGCAGGACTATTCATTAATCCTTGAAAATCAAGTTTACCATTTTTAGCTGACTCTAAAACTCTTCTCATTTCAGCTAAGTTAACGTTTTGATCAATAACTCCTCTTTCAATTAATCTTTCTATTCTAGCAATTCTTTCTATATCTGTTTTTGCTCCTGCAAATATATCTTCACCTGTTAATCTCCAAGCATCTTTAAAACCAATTCGACCTCCTATTAATCCACTAGCCATAGGAAACATTGCTGCTGTTGTAAAGTTTCTTATTTGTGTCATAGGTGATAAAATTGTTTTGGATATTTGTGCTCCTGCTTTTAGAGTCATTAAACCTTTATAAAAAGGAAGACTATATAAACCAGCGGTTGCTTCTTTAGCACCTACTAATGCATGAGCTAATTCTGGAGCAGCGTAATACTTACCGTTAAATAAATCACTTGTCATAACAAGATCAGAAAAATTTTCTTTACGCCCAATTTTAGATAAATCTACAAGTCTTGTTTTACTGCCCAATCTTGCCATAGCGGCAGCATCAAATATTGCTCCGTTTACATTGTCTCCAGTTCTTAAACCTGCTTGTAAAATACCATCAAAAGCTTTCTTACCATACATTTGTTTTGATTGTTGAAGAGCTACATCTAGACCCGCATTAATTGCGCTCCAAGTTTTAACGTCTTCAGTTATTAGTTTTCCAGAAGAATCTTTTATACCTCGTTTAGAGAGCTCTACACCTGTTCTACCTTTTTCAACAGATAACATTCTTTTTACTGCATCAGGTAGATCTTCTCCTTTAAAAGCTCTTAACGGTTCGCCTTTAGTTTTTTCTGTAACATTCCACATTTTATTTAATTCGTTGAATGCAAACTCAGGGCTTTCTGCTCCAGATATAACTTTTTGTTTGTATGCTAACATATCTCTTTTAGCAAATTTATCTAATGCTTGTTCATAAGCATCGTCATAAACTTTTCCTGAAGTAGCTCCTTTAGCTATTTTAACAGCTTCTTGTCTGACTGCAGCTAACACATCTTTGTCACCTGTTTTAATTATATTTTTAAATTCTTTAATAGCATTTTTTTCTAACAGTGGATTAAATTCAAATTTTTTATTATTAAATGCAGCAAAATTTCTTTTACTATACAAAGCGTAGTCTGCTGCTAAACTTTGCAAAGCATCTTTTTTAGTTATTCCAGACGTAAATGCACTAAATCTTGTAGCTGCAGCATCAATTAATTTATCAAACCGCATTACATTTTTTCTAACATCTTTTGGAATTGTTTTTAATATTTCTCTTTTTTCGTTTTTTGAAGTAGCTAATAATAAATTGTGTACTTTGTTGTCTTCTAATTGTAATTTTAATAATGAATCTCCATCTCTATTAAAAATAACTTTGTATTTATCTACAATATCTTTGTGTCCTTCCTGAATAGCTTCACCAATTTTAGTTAATGTTTTTTGTTCTGCACCAAATTTTAAATTAAGATCTACTTGTATATCTCTTATAGCTTTACCTTGTCCTCTATATGTATCAAATTGATCTCTTAATTTTATAATTCTTCTTTTAAGATGATCCATTACACCACCTTCAGCCGGAACATATCTCCATTCTACATCACCTGCAATTTTTTTACCTGCATCTGACAATCTAGTTCGACCTGCTATTACTGCTTCTTGAAGAATACTTTTATTATTTTTACCAACGACAGCATTAATTGCTCCTGTTAATGGGTAGTCTATTACATTTAAAGCTTTTCCTCCTACATAACCAACTGTTTTAGCTGCAGGTAAAATTCCATATCTAAAACCTAAAGATGCTGCTTGTGGTAAAAGTGTTATTCCAGCTCCTAATACAGCTCCTTCTGCACCAAATTTTGCTTTACCTTTTATAGTTTCAATTGCTCTATCTCTTCCTTCTAAACCTGAGTAATCAGTTTGTTCCGTGAGCCCTGTAATATCAGACAAGGTTCCTAATTCACTTGGAGTAGAAACTGCAAAATCTACGACTCCACCTATACCTCCAAAATAACCTGCACGTTTAGTAAGTTCAGCAGCTTTACCAGCTTTAGATAAACTACCAAGTTTAGTCATTGTGAAACCAGCTCCTGATTTCATTTTACTTAAACCATTAGCAATTTTTAATGCTCCTAGATAAGGAATTCCAAACTGAGTTATAACAGAAGTAATGTCTCCTAATGCAGTTTTAGTATCAGGAGTTGCAAGGAAACCATCTCCTTCAAAAATATCTTCTATTCCTTTTAATAAATTTGTGTTAGCTAAATAATCAATAGGCATTGCACCCATTTCTAACAATCCTCTCACAGCTAAACTTAATCCCTTAGCTGGACCTGTAATAACAGTATCAGTAATATATCCTAGTGTTCCAATGTCGCCACCTCTTGCGACTTCAACATCTTTTTCCCAAGTTTCCCAGGCCATTTAGACTCCTATGCAGTTTGTTGAGCAGGAGGAATAACTAAATTTACTCCGTATTTAACATTAAAATTTTGAACATCTTCTTGTGAAGTAATGTAAGCAAAGTCTTGTAAAGCCTGTTCACTACTTGCCAATAAAGATACAACTTGATCTGTTATTTCAGGAGGTAATCTATCCCTAAGTTCTGCATAAGTTAAATTAAGCACAGGTTTTTCTTGAGTTTCCGTACCACCTGTTGTTATTACTTCTGTAGATTCTATATCTTCGAATGTTTCATTGGGATCTGTACCCATTGCATAACCAATTCGTCCGCCATCCTTAGCTTTAATTTTAGAAAGACTTTCAATTACTTCTCTAAACTGAGGAACCGTATCTAATAAAACACCTTTATTATCTATAAATGTTCCAAAAAGAGTTTCTGCTTCTGATACTTTTTGAATTAATCTCATGTATTTTTTATCTTTAGTTATATCTTTTCCTGTGTAATTTTTTTTATATTCTTCTAATTGTGTTCTGTATTTTACAACATCACTATGTCTTTCATCAATTTCAGGTAGGAATTGTTTAATAATTAATCTTTGTGATTTAACATCTGCAGATTCATCCATTGCATTTTTTATAAATGCTGCTTTTATTGTTTCTGAATCTCTTTTGTCACCATTTTTTATTAAAATCTTAGCTCTGTTGTCTAGGTTTTTCATTTCCTGAGTAGGTTTATTTGCATCAGCTGCATATTTCTGTGCATACTTTTCTTTTTCTTTAGCAGCTTTGTAAGCAGTTAATGTAACAGCTTTATCTTCTTTAGCTCTTGATCTTGCAACAGGTAATGCAAGCTCTGTTGCTTTTTTAACTTTTTCATTAATTCCACCAGGCTCAGTTAAAGCGGCTGCTATAATTAAAGCATTCTCACCTCTAGTTAATTTGTCATTTTTTAACAGCTCATTTAAAATTTTCTTTTCGTTTTCAACTTCTTCCATAATATCAGTTGTAAGTTTACCACTATTGTCTCCACCAGGTACGATATCTAATTTTTTCTTTTGTAATGCATTAGCTCTAGCTATTTTTTCTGATTCTGAAGCCATAGTAATTTGATCTCCTGCAGCACTTGTTTCAGAAAAATCTATTTGTTCAGATTTGTTTTTATCGGCAATAACTTCTTCTAATGAAATTTGAGTATCTCCACTTGCTAGTTCATTGTACATTTTAATACCATTGTCCATTGCAAATTTTCTTTCTTCAGTATTTAAAAATTTACCATCTCTTGCTTTGGTTGTAACTCTTTCAAACATTTGAGCAAAAATTTCATCTTGAGAAGGACCTTCAACATTAACCATTTCACCATCTATTCCATAACCTAAACCTTGCATAGCAGTATTAGTATTTTTTTTATTTATTGTAGGTCTAAAATTGTTACTAACTCCCATAACTTGTGCATCCATAGGAAAACTTTTCATCATTGGAACAATGCCATCACCCATACCCATAGCAGCATTTGCTTTAATTTGATTTAAAGGTATAGGATAAATAGGTGTTTGACCAAAGTAACCGCTGTTGGCTTGAACTCTAGGTTCTACATGAGACATAATACCCTGTCCTTGAGTACTGCCGCCTTTTCTAAACATTGGTCTTTTAAATACGTTATACATTATTTACCGAATAAACTTCCTAGACCATATACACTAGCTGCTGTTCCAAGTGCCGTGCTCAATGGTCCTGCTGTTCCTGCTCCACCTGCTCCTGATGTAGTTGACATGTAGGCTTGTGGTTGACCTGATAACAATCCACCAGTTATAGAACTTAAGAATTGTAATCTGTTGTATGGTTCGTATGCACTTAGTTGGTTACCTTGTGCAGACGCATCTAGTAATGCTTGTTGGTAACCAAGATCACTGGTACCTGCGCCACCTAATTGTTGAATGTTAGCTTGTGCTAATGATGGTTGTAATGATGCTAAACCTTTTTGTTGATCAAAAGCTTGATTAGCTAATTGATTAGATTGTGCAAATCCTTGACCTAACATTTGTGCTTGTAATAGAGCTCTATCTTGTAAAGTCTGTGCACCGAATTCTGCTTCTTGAACACCTTGTCTAGCTCCACCAAAAGCTCCAGCAGTTAATGCTTGTTGTGAAATTTGGTTTTGTTGAATAGATCTTTGTTTGTCAAACTCTGCTAATGATGTATCAATAATATCTTGTTGATAAGGTGACATGAAACCTTGGTAGCCTTGTGGCCCTGAATATTGTGCTGCTTGATCTAAGAAAGGTTGATAACCTGCAACTCCTGTACCTGCACCTACTCCACTAACTTGTCCTTGAGGTCCAAAAGTTAAAGTACCAAGTCCTGCTTGTGTTGCCGCTTGTTGTTGTGCTTGTTGTGATAATACATTTTGATCTGCAATCGAAGGTGCAAATTTTGTAGTATCGACCGGTTGACCTGTAAGCTTGGTAGTAAGGTCTAATAATGTTTCACCTGCAGCTTCTAAATAGGGTGCGGGTCGGTTAATTGTAGTATTCTCAGCCATTATGCTAATGTTCCTCCGTTTTCTAAATTTTTCATCATGTTGTACATTTTCTGTGCACCTTTATTAATATTGCCGTTACCAGCATTTCTTACAGCATCTGCTGTAAATACAAATTCGTTTTTGCTTAACATTGCAGGGACATCATCAGCTCTCTCTTTAACACCAACAGGCACAAACCCACCAGTATTTCTGTAATCTAATTCACTAACACCGCCCTGATTTTTTCTTACAGGAACTTCCATTCCCATGATACCACCTTTTTCTTTCTTTTCAACTTTATCTGATTTTTTAGTTATCCAATCTTTTTTCTTTTTCTTAATCCATTGTGTAACATCCTCTTCCATAACATCTTCATCAAATAAACTTCCTAAACCTTCTTCATCTTCGTCATCTGATTTTTTAGTTATCCAATTTTTTTTCTTTTTCTTAATCCATTCATTAGTGCCGTCTTCAAACCCTATTCTACCACCATCAGCTTTCATTCCCATAATAGCAATCTCTTTTAGAACTGCTTCGTCATTAGGATACATCCCTGGATTTTTAAATATTTTATATAAATCTTTCATAGTGTAAGATCTATCTGATCCACCAGCACCAGCTAATCTTCTAAACAAATATGATTTTTCTGCAGAACTAAAAAGAGTAGCCATTTTCATATCATCATTGTTTGGCTCTTCTCCCATTTCCATATCAACATCTATAGTTGTAATACCTTCACCTTCTTTAGGTGAACCAAACATTCTATTTACTCTACCACCTATAGCATATGATTTGTCATAGTCTGGGTCAGGTGCATTATTATCTAACCACTCATTAAATGTAGTGTCAGGTGAAATTATACCATCTTCTAAATCTTGTTTATATTCTTCAAAAGCAGAACCACCTTTTTCTAAACCAACTCTACCACCTTTAGCATATTTTTTCATTTCTTTATCTATGTCAAATTTAATTTGCATAATCATATCCATGTCATTTTTTGCTTCAGCTTCTTCAAGAGCTAGCATTAACTGTGTTAACCTACTACTATTTAAAGAAACCATTTTATCATCTTCTAACGTTTCTTCTAATACAGATGGTTTATTATCGGGTCTGTAGATAGTGTCTACATTTAATTCTTCAAACATTGTTTTGTCTTTAGGACTACCAAAGGCAAAATTTATTCTTCCGCCGTCTTTTAATCCCGAAGTTTTACTATCTTGAGATCGTCCAGTTTTGTAGTGTTCTGTTCCTAAAGACGTAGCTACATCATTGTTGTAGCCAGCCATTTCATATAGACTTATGTAATCCATTTTAGTAATAGGACCTCTTCCACTATTCATTTCCATGGCCATATCTCTGATAGGAGAACTACCACTTTCAAATCCTATTCTGC